AGAATCCGGGGGATATGTCCAAATGGATGAAGGACTGGGGTTAGGTACTGAGTACCGTTATCATTTGAAAGGATGATTTGCCGGGAAAGGTTGGGGGTGCGTTCATCCAAGACCCTCGGAGGCTTTGTTATGAAATGGAATGAGATGTTAAAAGATATGTTAAGTTTAAAAAAGTTTGATGAATGGCTGAACAAGTCACACAGGGGCCACCGAATCTCCTACTACAGGGGATTCATCTTTGCGCCGAATGAGCAGAAGCTATCACCCACGCTTGACTTCAAGCGCGTGGAAAAGCTAGCCAAGCACGTACGCAAAGCCTTCAACAACCACCTCGTTACACTGGTACAAAAGAAGCATGATAATTTTGATTATGAATACATTGCGGTGCGTCTATGATCTGGGCCATCATTTCATTTTTTATCATCCCCATTAAGATCGTCATTGCATTATGGATAGTATACCATCTTTACATGTGGGTATTGGGCATATGAGCACAGGATATAATCTAAACGGGGCTAACAGTTCCAGGCAGCCTCCACGAAGAGTGAAGGAGTTGGATAGCCAACGACATAATCCAATTTTCACCAAACCTACGTTTAAGAAAAGACACAATAGGAGTGGGAAGGTAAAATTTATACAAATAAGGAACACATGAGTTTATACAAGAGATTAATAAAAGAAAAAGACCGTCTTGGAAAAAAAGCACTGCGCTTTCCGCAGACGGGCAAAGAGTTGCTCGACCGTAAACGATGGGAGAGAATTTATATAATTCTCACCCGCCGTTACGAATACGAAAGAGAGTCCTTTGAGAATGAACTTCGAGGATCACCGGAACACAATAGCTAGGAGGTAACATGGCTAAAACACTACTACAAAAAATCAAGGCACAGCTTGCTAAACTAGAGAAGCTGCACGAAAAGGAAAATGATGTTGTTGAAAAGATCAATGATATTATTGAGGAAGAAGAAAACAAGGATGAGGAAAATGATTTTGATTGGGAGGGTACAGATTAATGGACCCCGCAACATTCGCCCTTGTGTTCTTCGGAACGCTTTGGATAGTGGGCATGCTTGGTGATTAAGATTTCCAAGTATCCCGCAAAGGTTGGGTATGGCAAGCTTCATGGATTGTGGTATGAATACTGGAATGACATGAGCTGGCGTCCCACGCTTAAAACGAGAATTATATTGTTTATTAGAAAATGGTTGACACAACAAGATACAAAAGCGTAGCGATAAAGATTCCCTACTATGACGCATTGGTGCGCATGGGGGAGAGCATGCACCGTGGACCGGGACAAGAAATGATGCATTTAATTGAGAAGGAATCTGTCCAGAGAGGAATGAAAATAAGAAATGAAAGAATTAGAAAAAGTAAGAAAAGAGATTAAGGCTGTTCTTATAGAAGGGGAGCAGAACAATGAAGCATTCCACTGGCTTGTTGACAAGCTAGGGATGATTCGCATGTATGAGCAAGGGCTACCCATTCACATGGTTCTTGGAATCATTGATGAATGGATGGAGGATGTAGAGGAGCGAAACCGTGTTAAAGCATTGGAAGGATTTGATGAAAGGCATATTCAAAAAACCTACGCAAGTGTACAAACAAGATGGGACGCACGCAACAACTAGAATGGATATTAATTCTGTTCCTATGGTGCGTATTCACTGGGTTGATGCCCGTGATACGGAAACTGGTTGGCTGGATATCAAGGATATCCTCAAGGCCCCACTTGCAAACTGCATGGAGGTTGGCTGGATGATGGTGAATAATGACGAGAAGGTCGTGATCATGCGCTCGTGGTGCAAGGACAAGGATGACAACAGCGGTGGTGTTGTAACAGCTATACCCAGTGGTTGGGTAAAGAAAATAGAATATTTGAGTGTGGGACATGCAGACGTACGAAATTAACTTATGGCAAAATAAAAAGGTTATCGAGAAGGTAGTCAAGCAGTTTGAGGGTGATGAGAAGGTGCTGGAATTTATCAAGAACAATTTTGACAAGGATGAGGAATTACCTAGACTGGACCGCGAAAAAGGATATCTTCGTCCTAAAAAGAGTGATATAATAATTACATGGTCAAAAGTAGCTACTTATGTTCGCAAAAATGCACCAAAGAGACTGGGTCTCAATGAGCAGGAAGAGGAGCTTAAGGATACATTGGATAAGTCAATTACCCAGGAGACTATTAATGAATGGGGTAAAAATGAGATGTTTAGGCAAGTAAGAAAGCATTATTGGGGTCACCCCAATGCAAAAGGACAAGAAGATATTAGATAAGCGATTAGGATGGACGATGAAAAAGAACACGAAGAAGGAAGGATTGACACCCAAGCAAAAATGGGTGTTTGAGGCCATCAAGGACTTCATTCAACAGAATGGACATTCACCCTCTTATGAGGAGATCAAGCAGCTGATGGGGGTACGCTCCAAGAGTAATGTGCATGCATATGTTCATAGATTAGCGACACGTGGATGGATAGGATTTGGAAATGGCAGAAATCGGTCAATTTACATTTTATAAGGGGTCACCGTAGTGATATATTTGCTCAAAAGTTTTTTTTATTTACGTACCGGGGATGAAACTGGTGCCACAGTGACACATTTACTGATTAAGCTATATAAATCAATCATTTATTGTGTGGCACCTATGTGTCACTACTCTAGACGACGCAAGGCGCTTTTTTGTTTTTTACAAAACAAAATGAGTAAAAATATAACTATACCAGGGGTTTACAAGTGGTAGATGAACGATTGAAAGGTGCCACAAGTGGTGCCACAAATGTGGTCAAAAAGAGGCAATGGATTCCAGGTGAAAAGGGCCATGGACGCCCAGGAGTTCCTGGAAGTGGTGGAGCTAAACACCATCCACTCAGGGCTGATGGATTGACTGACAAGCAACAGATCTTTGTTAAGATATTTACAGAGAATGAAGGTAGGATGACACCCACTGAATGTGCTAGGCAAGCTGGTTATGCTGAAGGATCGGCGAGTATAACTGCATCTGTTTTATTAAATGGTAAAAGATACCCTAAGGTGGTAGAAGCTATCCTCGCACGACGTGCTGAGATGGAAAAGACGCATGAGGTTAAACTAAATAAACATGTACAGGAATTGGCTAGGCTGCGTGAAAGGGCTCTTAATGAGAAGTCTTATTCTGCTGCTGTTAATGCTGAGCGCTTGCGAGGGCAAGCTGCGGGATTGTACATCGATAGAAAAGAAATTCGAACGGGTTCAATTGACAGTATGTCTAGAGAGGACGTTTTAAACAAGTTAAAGGAAATAGGATTAGATGGAAAATTTAAAAAGGAAGGCAATCAAACTGTCCTTTCGGTCGAAGAGAAATCCAGTAGCGATGGAGCTGAAGACATCACCGAAATACAAACAGAGGATAGTGAAAGACAAGACAAAGTATGACCGTAAAACCGGAAACAAACTTTTGGAAGAGTTTAAAGACATTATTAGACGGTGGTGACTATATTGTTTCACGCCTTGAATCATATGTCACACCGGGTTTTCCCGATTGCATAATATTTCACAATGTTACAGGATTCTTCACAGTTGAATTAAAGATAGTTCAACCTAATAATAAAATACACCTCTCTCCCTTCCAAATTTCCTGGAATTCACGTCATGCGATAGCAGGAGCCCATTCTTACATCTTAGTTAACCTACCCCTCAAGGGTACGGTTAAACTGTTTCACGGGTGTAAAACAAAGGAACTAGGGCATAGCACCGTGGACCAAGTGCCCGGGTTATACGAGGGAAGGCTCGAGGACCTAGATTGGCTTAAACTCCCAAACTCCTGCAAAAACCCTTAAACCTCACTATATGGGCCGTGGATCTAGCTGCTGGGCGCCCGGCGCGTCTTCTTCTTTGGTGTCAAGTTCAAACTCCGAAACTCCATAGGGGAAGCCAAAATCCTTAAATGATAATACAGGATCCTGACCCTGGAAGTCCCGGGCGCAGCTGGAGTTCTTCAGGAAAAAAGTTCAAATGAGTTGTTGCATTGTGGATAACTTTATGTTATAATAAGGGTAGAAATAGAGTATTTATAAGCGCAAGTATACTTGGTCTGTTTGTATGGTTAAAAGCCCGTACTCTATTTCTTATAAATAGAAATGGAGCAAAATATGGTTGTAGATGATACAATAAGCCAAGCACTCAATAGGATTGCTGATGGCATAGAAGAAAGTAATGCATTATTAGATAGGATTGCGAATCATTATGATGGGGTTGTTCCCATTATGACACGCAATCAAAAGAGAGCTGAAGCGTTAGCCGAGGAGCAAGAGCAAACTTTTGCACAAGGTATAAAGAACATCTTTAGTCCTCAAGAGCATTAAACTCCTAAACTCCCATAGGTTATCTATAAGTAAAAATTGTGGATAACCTGTGGATAATTTGGGCACCGGGGGCGCTGCGCGCTGACGCAAACTCCCGTTAAAAAACATAAGGCTTTCTGCCGTTTTGTGCGAGCTTCATTGTTCCCACCGGGCGCGCCCGGGATTTCCGTGGAGCGATGAGCTTTGGAAAATAAGAATGGCTGATTTGCTTGTGTCCCGGGCCTTAAATAAATACGCCTGGACCCTGAATACCTGTTGACCTTCCAGGAAGCAGGTGGTAAAGATGGTATTTAAACGAAGAGATGGGAAGAAAGAGAAAGAAAATGGCGCATTTAATAGGTATTTTAATACTCGGAACCGTGAAGGTTGCAGCTGGGGCTGCAGTCATTTGGATCCTCGTGCAGCTGCTGGGGTGATGTAAACTCCCGTAAACTCCCTTAACCTCACTAAACTGCAAATGTTTGGTCTTTGGTTTCGGGCACCGGGCGCGC